GTCGAAAAAAATATATTACGCAGAAATCGAGCTGATTTAATTGGATATGGCCGGAGAAAATTGGATTTACAAATACTATCAGCAAATTAAAGACGGATCAGCGACGGTCGGCAATTGGATACGGCTTTTATACGAGTATCTTATACATGGCTTGGAGGATGGGCTGTTTTCCTTCGACCAGAAGAAGGCAAGCGCCGCAATCGAGTACATCGAGGCGCATACATTCCACACGGAAGGCCCGAAAGCGCCCGGTAATCTGCTCCTGGAACTGTGGCAAAAGGCTTTTCTGTCATGTGTGTATGGAATTGTTGATGAAAAAGGCAACAGGCAGTTTAGGGAAGTCCTGCTAGTAATCGGCCGCAAGAACGGCAAGACGCTACTAGCGGCAGGCATGGAAAAATATGACTGGATGAAAAACGGGGGATTCGGTGCCCGATGCTTTAATGTGGCTCCGAAGCTCGACCAGGCGGATTTAATTTATAACACCGTTTGGATGATGACCACGCTCGACCCGGAATGGATTCAGCGGAAAGAGAAACTGGAAGCGGCGAAGAAGGCAAGGCAGTATGGCGACGATCCGGAGCTCGCCCGTCATCGCATGACGGACCTGTACATCCCTGCCACCAATTCGATGGTCAAGAAGATTGCTTTTTCCGCTAAGAAGTCGGACGGCTTCAACCCGTCATTCTGTACGTGTGACGAGATAGCAGCTTGGGAAGGCGATAAGGGGCTTAAGCAGTACGAAGTTATGAAAAGCGGAATGGGAGCAAGGCCTGAAGGCCTTCTGCTGTCCTGCACGACTTCCGGATATGTTAATGATTCCATTTATGATGAGTTAATCAAACGGGCCACACGCTTTCTGATGGGTGAAAGCAAAGAAAAGCGCCTGCTTCCGTTCCTGTACATGATTGATGATGTTGACAAGTGGAACGACATAAATGAGCTCCGGAAGAGCAATCCTAATCTCGGGGTCTCGGTCTCTGTGGACTACCTTCTGGAAGAGATAGCAGTTGCTGAAGGGAGCCTGTCCAAAAAGGCTGAGTTCATGACGAAGTACTGCAACATCAAGCAGAACAGCTCCCTGGCATGGCTCCCTGCCGAGACTGTACGGAAGGCCTGCGGAGACGCCCTCCGACTTGATGACTTCCGTGGATCATATTGTGTGGGCGGCATCGACCTGTCCCAGACGACCGACCTGACGGCCGCTGCCATCCTGATCGAGAGAGGCGGCCAGCTTTACATCTTCGCCCATTTTTGGCTCCCTGCCGAAAAGATAGAGGAAGCCCAGCAGAAGGACGGGGTCCCCTATAACGCATATATCGCACGGGGACTGCTTACTCCGTCGGGGGACAACTTTGTCGACTATCATGACTGTTTCGACTGGTTCCGGATGATGGTCGAGGAATATGAGATTTATCCCTTACAGGTCGGCTATGACCGCTATTCCGCTCAGTACCTCATCCAGGACATGAAGGCCTACGGCTTCCATTGTGACGATGTGTACCAGGGCGACAACCTCTGGCCGGTCATACAGGAGACAGAGGGCCTCATGAAGGACGGCAGGGTCCACATTGGTGACAATGACCTGCTGAAGATTCACTTGCTTAATTCCGCTGTGAAAATGTCCACGGAAAGAGGCAGGGGCAGGCTGGTCAAGCTGAGTCCGTCAGACCATATTGACGGAACAGCGGCGCTCTTGGATGCCATGTGCGTCCGGCAGAAATGGTACGGCGAAATAGGTGAGCAATTGAGGAATTAGAAATGTCACTACTAGATAAAATCTTCGGGCGCAGGCCCCAGCAGGCTCCTGTCGGGACGTCTTCCTTTGAGACCCTGACGGCCTACAAGCCCGTATACAGGACATGGCAGGGGAGCCTGTACGAATCCGAGCTTGTCCGCTCCGCCATAGACGCAAGGGCCCGCCATATCAGCAAGCTGAAGGTCGAGACTTACGGAACAGCGCAGGCTGCCGTCCAGCGGAATCTTCGGCACGTCCCCAATGACTTCCAGACCTGGGGGCAGTTCCTTTACCGGCTGTCGACCATTCTGGACATGCAGAACACAGCCTTCATCGTGCCTGTTCGTGGGGAGTTTGACGAGGTCACCGGAATCTATCCCCTGCTTCCGTCCATGTGTGAGATCGTTGAGGCCGGTGGGGAGCCGTGGGTCAGGTACACTTTCCGCACCGGCAAACACGCCATGATTCGAGTGGCGGAAGTCGGGATCATGACCCGGATGCAGTACAAGGACGACTTTTTCGGCGAAGACAACATGGCCCTTATGGACACGATGACCTTGATCGCCATCCAGAAGCAGGGCATCGAGGAAGCCATCAAGAACGGCACGACCTACCGGTTCATGGCAAAGCTGAACAACTTCGCTAAGGCGGAAGACCTTGCCAGGGAGCGGAAGCGCTTTACTTCCGAGAATTTGGCAGCCGATTCCGGCGGAGGGCTCCTGCTTTTTCCGTCCACCTATACGGACATTCAGCAGATTAAGGACAGCGCCGTGAGCATTGACGCCGACCAGATGAAGCTGATTCAGATGAACGTTTTCAACTACTTCGGAGTCAATGAGGACATCTTGCAGAATAAGGCATACGGAGACGCATGGAGCGCCTTTTACGAGGGCGCTATCGAGCCGTTCGCCGTGCAGTTTTCTGATGTGGTCACCCGGATGCTTTTCACATCCCGGGAACGTACGCAGGGCTCCGGCATCATGGCGACCGCCAACCGGCTTCAGTATCTGTCCAACGCTGACAAGCTGAATGTTTCCGCCCAAATGGCGGACCGGGGCATCATGTCCATCAACGAGATAAGAGAAATCTGGAACCTTCCGCCTGTCGATGGTGGCGACATCCGCATCATGAGAGGCGAGTACAAGGAGAACCCAAATGAGTCAGAAAGTTAACCGAGCCTATCAGGTCGAGCTGAGGACGGAAAACGACGAGGCACACGGCGATCATGTCGTGGGCGTGCCCATCGTTTTCGGCCAGCGGACCAACCTGGGCTTTTTCGATGAAGTGATCGACAGCCACGCACTGGACAATACGGACCTTAAAGACGTGCGCTTCCTGGTCAATCACGACACTTCCGGCATCCCGCTTGCGAGGTCCCGGAACAACAATCAAAACTCCACCATGCAGATGGAGGTCACCGAGGCGGGCATGAGCATCCGGGTCGACCTTGACACGGAAAACAACGCTGAAGCCCGCAGTCTTTACAGCGCCATCAAGCGTGGGGACGTCTCCGGGATGTCCTTCGCTTTTATGGTAGACGGGGATGAATGGGCGGACCTTGAATCCGGCCATCCGACACGGACCATCACGAGCATTTCTAGGGTGTTCGAAGTGTCCGCAGTCACATTCCCCGCCTATGAGTCCACCAGCATTTCCGCAAGAGACTGTGCTGAGGCACTGGAGAGCGCCAGAGCCGTACTGGAGAGTGCGAAGCGAGCGGAAAGAATCGAGGCTCTGAAAAATAAATTACAGGAGGTCAAATCTCATGAAGATTGAGGAAATCAATACCCTCGACATCGCTGAGGTTGAAGCAAGAGCCGAAGCTATCAGCGCAGAAATGACCGCCGAAGACGCCGACCTCGATGCCTTAGAGGCAGAAGTCGATGCTCTCAACGCCCGTAAGCAGGCCCTCAGAGAGCAGGCAGAGCAGAGGAAGGCAGAAGAGGCGGAGGCACTTAAAAACGCCAAAGTCATCCGGACCATCGAAGAGCCGGAAGAAAGGACGCATATGTTCGCTATTGATACACGTGAATACCGTGACGCATGGGTCAAGTCCATCATCGGCAGACCCGTTTCCGAAGAGGAGAGAGCCGCTCTGACATCCGCAGCTGCTGTTATCCCTACCATGACCGTTAATGAGGTCTGGGACAAGCTGATCAAGCCCGCCGAGCTTCTGGGCAAAGTCGCCATCTCCCAGTTCCCCACTTATGTCAGGTTCCCTAAGGCCACCACAGTGAATGCCGCTACCGCTCACGCTGTTGGCGCCACCATCACCGAGTCCTCTGACGCGATCGACTATGTTGACCTGATTCCCAACGAGTACGTCAAGCTCCTGACCGTGGGCGCTGACATCGATCACATGGCCATCGACGCCATCCACAGCTGGATCGTTGACAACCTGACCAACTCCAACCGTTATGCGATCAACAAGGACATCGTTGTCGGCACCGGCACCAACAGCCTGAAGGGCCTGACCACTTCCGTCACTGCCAGCTCCACGGCGATCCCTGCTACCGTTACTAAGGCCTCCATCCTGAATATCATGGGCGCCCTCGGCGGAGCATATCAGGCTGGCGCTGTCTGGATCATGACCCCTGCCATGTTCTACGGCAACATCCTGACCCTGACCCAGCTGAACGATTACATCATCAACGATGGCTTCCAGTTCAGACTTTTCGGCCACGACGTCATCCTGATGGATGAGTGTCTTGTATCCTCCAAGGAGACCATCTTCTACGGCGATCCTTCCGCCTACAAGGTCAACATCTTCAAGGCTCTGGAGGTCAAGCCCTTTGAGACTGCCACTACCACCAACATCCAGTTCCGCGGCGTGACTCTGGCAGACGGCGAGCTGCTCGACACCAACGCCTTTGTCCGCTTCGCTCAGGCATAAGATTTAAGGAGGTCAGGGCATCATGTTAGAGAAGGTCAAGCTGGCCCTCCGGATAGTCACGAATGACTTTGACGGAGAGCTTAATGATTTGATTGCCGCCGCCCTGCTTGACATGGGCGTGGCCGGGGTCACAGAACCGGACGACACGGATGCCCTGATCATCCGGGCGGTCATCACGTACTGCCGCCTTAACTTCGGGGCTCCGGACGATTATGACCGGCTTAAAGCATCGTATGACGAACAGAAAGCCCAGCTGTCCACGTGTACAGGTTACACGGACTGGCTGGGAGCGGAGGAATGATATGGACAGGTCAACACCGTTCTATCTGGTCTCCGCTGTGATACAGACCGAC